ATGCTGGTTGAACGTTGCCAGCACCCAGATAGCAAAGTCGTTCGCTTAGAAAAGCCTGATGATTTTGTTACGAACCCTGAGCGTACACGCATAATTGATGATTGGCTGAAAGATACAATTAAACCGTTAATTGATGCCATGCCAGGTAAACGAACTGTGTTTGGGCAAGACTTTGGCCGAAGCGGTGACTTAAGTGTGCAATGGCTTATGCAGCAGGAAAGCCCTACTAAATATCACACGCCATTTTTAATTGAGTTAAGAAATATTCCGTTTGACTGCCAAGAGCAAATTACCTTTTACCTGCTCGATAATGTGCCACTGTTTTTTCACGGCAAATTTGATAGCCGAGGTAATGGCCAATCGTTGGCAGAAAAAGCCATGCAACGTTATGGCGAAAGCCGAATTGATTGCGTGATGTTATCGCGGCCTTGGTACAACCAATTTTTCCCTAAATATAAAGCTGCGCTCGAGAGCAAATTAATTACCGTGCCTGAGAGTGAAGATGTAGTGGCTGATCATCGGCGCGTTATTTTAGATAAAGGCCAGCCAAAAATGGATGATGGCCGAGACAAAGGCAGTGATGGTAAATGGCGACACGGCGATACTGCCGTTGCGGGTGTACTGGTAAATGCAGCGACTTTGGAAGAGGGCGAGCCAGCTGCAGGTGTCAATGTGCCTAAAGCTGAAAACTCAATGAATACCCGACCATCTCGCTTGCAAGGCCGAACACGTGCAGGCGGTTTGTTTAGACGTGCAATTGGCTATTTGAAAAATTAAGGGTGACGCTCTCAGAGCGATTTTAAGCGTTTGCAATGTGTTTTGAGTGCCATTGCACGGAAAATTTTATTTAGCGCCGCCTAGGCAAATGTAAAAGATTTACAAAAGGGTTAAAAAGCTATGTTTGGTTCAAAAAAGCGCAAGGCAAAACAAGAGGCAGAATTTGCAGCAAAAATTGCTGCAATTGTTACTGAAACAATTGCAAGCAACACTGCTGCAAATGAATCAGCTACCACATTTAAAGAAGCAGCAGGTGCTATGGCTGGCTCAATTGATGCTGATGACCACTTATATTCAAAGCTCTCCGGTGATTCTAATCGTAACTTAAGTGGGCCAACACGCGCGCGTATGAACAAAATAGCGCCTTACCTTTGGCAAAGTAACATGATTGCTAACCGCATTATTGAGTTACCGCTCGCGTATTTATTGGCGGAAGGCGTAAAGGTCACGAATGATGATGAAGACTATCAAGCCGTCATCGATGCATTTTGGACGCACCCAATTAATAACATGGCTATTAAGCTTGAAAAGAAAGTGCGTGAGCTGTCGATATTTGGCGAGCAGTTTTACCCCGCTTTTGTTAATCCGCTGAGTGGCGAAGTGCAATTAAGCTACCTAGACCCTGCCCATGTTGAGGAAGTTATTTACGACCCACGCAACCCAGAGCAACCGGTTGGTGTAAAAACCAAGCGTATGACAAATGGCCGACAATACATTTATAGAGTGATAATCAATGGCCCTGAATCGGTGTTTACCAAACAAACACAACGATTACGTGAAGGTTTTAATGATGGCGATATTTTTTATTTTTCAATTAACAGCTTTTGCGCCCACGGACGGGGCAACTCTGATTTAACTGCGCAGTGTGATTTTTTAGATTTATACGACGACTTTATTTTTGGTGAAGGCGATCGTGCTGAAAACTCCCGGGCGTTTGTGTGGGATGTTACTTTAAAAGGCGCTGACCAAAATAAAGTAAATGCCCGAGCTGCAGAAATTCAAAGCAACCCGCCAAGACCAGGCTCAGCAAATGTGCATAACGATTCAGAAGAGTGGAAAGCAGAAAGCCCCAGCCTAGGCTCTGGCGACACTGAAGCTTTAGCAAAATTATTTAGGAACCACATGTTAGGTGGTGCGACTATGCCACCAAGTTGGTTTGCTGATGGGGGGGACGTTAACCGTGCGAACGGTGAAGCCATGGCCGAGCCGACATTTAAAATACTTGCTATGCGCCAGCGCTACATTATTTATATGCTGCACGAAATAGCGACCTTTGTTATTCGCCAGTACTATACAGCAACCATGGGCATTGAGCCTGACCGCATGGTTGAAACCGATGTGTTTAAGTCAAAGGTGGTGATGCCAGAAATGACCGCTAAAGATATAAGCCGTTATGCTGCTGCGCTGCAGCAAGTTGTGGTAGCGGTAAACCTTGGGATTACACAGGGCATTATGACTGAAGAAACGGGGTTAAGTGTGATAGCGGCTATTGCGGACCGATTAGGTGTTGAGATTGACCCTGAGCAAGAGCTTAAAAACGCGCAAGCTGCTATTGCCCAAAAAGCGAAAGACCAGGTAAAGGCCGACACCTTTAACGAGTTTGATGGTGCAGACGATATAGGCGCAGATGATGACACCGAGTGAACGCACCAAGGCTTTTAATAAAGCCCGTACAGCACAGCTCAAAGCGCTACTTAAAAATAAGCAGGGGCTTTGGGATTCGCTGTTACGTTTGCTTGAGCTTGCTGAAGAAAACACGCAAACCATTCTACAAGGGCAGCCGACAGATTGGCAGCAATGGCACTATGGCAAGTTGCAGGGGCAAATTAACCAGGTGATGCTTGAACTGGGTGAGCGAAGCGCCGCACAAATTAAAGCCTTTTCACAAACTACATGGGTGGCTGGCATTAATTTAATAGATGCGCCACTAAAAGCCGGTGGTGTAACGGTAAATGCAATGACGCAGCTTTTACAGCATCGCCAGCTTGTGGCCATTGATAATTTTATGGTTGACCGAATTAAAGACGTATTAAGCGGTAAGGCTGATTATATTCGATCGCAACTTGGTCTTGTGATGATGGGGGCGCAAGATAGCGAAACTGCTAAAAAAGCCATAGCAGAAAGTTTAGGCGAGAAAAAGATGTGGCGCGCTAAGACGATTGTGAACACCGAGCTTAGCCGCTTGTATAACACAGCAAGCCATATGCGCATGAACGAAATTGGTGATGCAGTACCAGGCATGGAAAAAGAGTGGCGTTTAGGTCGGCGTAAAGAACACCGCGTTAGTCACTTGGCCGCAAACAATACTCGCGCTGCTGCAAATGAACCTTTTACTATTGGGGGCATTAAGATGATGCACCCTCATGACCCCAAAGCGCCAGCAAAAGAAACAGTCAATTGTAGCTGCTTTACGGTACCAGTGATGAAGCACTGGGAAGTTGATAAGACACGTGCAGTAATTGAATAAGCTGTGGTATTTTAAAGGGAGTTTAAATAGTTTAAAGGAATTGCTGTGGGGAATTTTAATAACAACCTTATTGCTAAATGGCGAGAACGGTTCGAGGTTATGGTTAGATTAACATTGGGAATTCCAATAATACTAGCTGGTTTACAGTTAGCGCTGGTTGGAAACCAACTTAGTTTTGATTTAACTAAGCTGGCAACATGGACGAACACAGAAAAAGTGTTTGCTTTACCTTTGGGTGCATTTGCTTTATTTGCGGCTGTTACCTCACTTATTGGTTTGTACCATCGCAGCATGTTGTTAAATAGGCAGTTGGAAAAGGTCCAAGAGCAAATAGCAATTTCTAATAAGCAATTTAAACGCTCTGAGGAACAATTTAAGCTGTCACAAGAGCAGTTTGCTTTGGCTGCTAAGAAGGAAAATTATTACTTTTATACTGAGCACTGTAAAAAGATTAATGAAGAGGTATCTGAGCATATTAATAATTTAGAATCATTTATTTCGGAGAATAAAAATAAATATGGCAGGTTTTTATTTGACTTTCGTATTTTCTATGAACTTTGCTTCCCAGAAAATAAGTATGATTCAATGTTAGTTTTCGAACATAAAGCTCAAGACTTTCATTATGAAGAGCAGCTTACAAAATATAAAGAAATACTTTCTCAGTTATTATTGAATTCGGAATTCAAACGGATAACAAATGATGACCTTTATTCATGTTTGATAAAAAACCTGTTTAGTTCAGGCTTAACTTATGTTCCTAAATATCTGGATAGGGACAGTGATAATAAGTCTAAAATTATATATGAAGTATTTAATAGCCTTGAGATTATTTTTCAAGTGCTTACTCATTATCGCTTAGTTAAGGTCGAAACATGTGAGCAATGTAAACATTTAATCAAAAAGCTAGAGCAAGCATATATTGGAGCCAATTTTTCCTAAAACCCTTTAATTTAGCCCTTCAACAAAACCCCTTACCTTAAAGACTCATTAGCCATATTCACAACCATTGAGGGCAACATAATGAGTCTTTTTGCTTTACTTTCGAAAGGCCACGCTGTTTTAGAAATTGCATCTAAAGCGCTTGAGCTATACGAAGAAGTCGTTGACTTAGGCGACGACAATAAACCTAAAACCGATGAACGTGGCAACACGCTTACCAAAAAACAAATCCGCCAAGTTAAGCCAGATGAAGTGTTCGACTTTAAAGTTGAGCGCGAAACAGGCGTTGTTAAAGCGTTAACTAAAGCAGGCCAACGTGTTGAAGGCGTACTTGCGACCGCAGACCTTGCTAAAGCGGTACTTGCTAGTGATGGTGACAATACCAGTGAGCTTGCACACGCCTCTGATGATGCTGCTCAAGCATTGTTAGCCAAAGCTGAGCAAGAAGCGACAGCAAAGGCAAAAGCAGCGGCAGCTGAAGCTGATGACATTATTGCTAAGGCCAAAGCAGATGCAGAGCAAGAAGCAACTGCGAAAGCGAAAGCTGCAGCTAATGAAGCAGAAGCTATTATTGCCAAGGCTAAAGAAGAAGCTAAAGCACTTTTAGAGCAAGCTGAAAAAGACGCTGCAGCAACAAAAAAAGCGCCAGCTAAAGCTGCGGCTAAGTAAGGGGCTAAATTATGTTGACCCTTTTACCAACAGGAACCGGCTTTTTAGGCAATCGCGCATTTGTTGAGGCTAAATCATCTGATTATCACGATGTGATGACGCTTGTGACTGCAGAGCTGCGTAAGTTGCTGGCAACTAACTCGCGTGATAGCTGGGTTGATATTACGGCTTTTTATGCTGACAAAGTGGTGGTTCGTAAAGATGGCCGCTACTGGGCATACCCTTATGCGGTGAATGAGTTAAATCAGGTGACGTTTGAAAACGCCATTGAAGTCGTCAAAGAGTACAAGCCCTCTGACGTGGTTAAGTTAACCGAAGCCTGGTATGACGAAACTAAGTTTATTGAAGCCAGTAATGTTAAACCTAGTAAGTTTTTAGTGACATTGATTGAGGTGGGTAAAAGCTTAAATGGTGTTGACTATCCAGCCCACGTTCTGCGTGAAGCAGCCCCTTTGTTTAACGGTGCTAAATGCATGGTTAAGTCTGATGACGACCATCTTAAAGGCACTGCCCAACACTTTAATAACCTAATTGGCCAGTTCAGCAATGCACAATTTGTTGAAGGTGTTGGCGCAGGTAAAAAAGGTGCACTGCAGGCTGATTTAACTGTGCTTGAAAGCTCGGGTTATGCCACTAAATTGCGCGAAGCCGTTGATAACAATATGCAAGACCTGTTTGGTTTAAGTATTGATGTGGATGGTACAGCCTCTGGTAAAAAGGGCAGCCGCACAGCTAAGAAGTTCCTCAAAGTTAATTCCGTCGATTTGATCATGGTACCTGGTGCAGGTGGTCGGATCGTGTCATTTAAAGAAGCTCATAATCAAGGCAATGTCATGAATGAACAACTAATGCGCCTACTCGAAGCGCTTAAAAAATCGAACCCTCAGCTTGCAGCATCTGTGACAGCTGAAGATGATGAAACAGCCATTGTGCAATTAACTGAAGCACTGGCTAAACACGGTGCCCCTGATGCAGGCCAAGGTACAGGCTTAACACTTGCAGACGTAAACAAAGTGATTGCAGACAGCCAGCGTTTGGTTGAAGCAAAGCAAAGTGCTGTGACGTTAATTAATAAGTCGACTTTGCCAGACGCCGCCAAAACGCGCTTGGTAGAAAGCGTGCAAAGCAGCGAAGACGTAAGCACTGATAAGGTGCAAAAGCTGATTGATAATGAGATTAGCTATTTAAGCAAGTTTACTGAGTCAGGCAAAGTGAACATGCCAGAAGGCGCGCAATACTCAGATAACCCAAGCGGCATTGAAATGCTCACGGCATTATTTGACCCTGCTAACAAAGACGTTGTGAGCCTAAAAGAAGCTTACATTGACCTTACCGGGGACAAGCATTGTACAGGTAAGTTACGTGATTGTAGCCGCACGCGAATGGTCGAAGCACTTGATAGCGATAGCTTACCTAATGTGCTGGCTGATGTAATTAATCGCCGTGTTGTTGATGTATATGGCGGCCTTGATAAATATCAGCTGTGGCGCAAAGTGTTCCGCATTGGCACTGCAACTGATTTTAAAGATCAGAATGTGACTGAATGGGGGGGCTATGGCGACCTACAAGAAGTACTTGAAAGTGGTGCTTACCCGGAGCTTGCAAAACCTACCGATAGCAACGCGAAATACCGTGTGAGCAAAAAAGGTGGTATTGCAACCATCACTATGGAAATGATTAAAAATGATGACCGCAACATCATTACGCAAATTCCTAATAAGCTGGCTCGTGCCGCTGCGCGCACACTTAGCAAATTTGCGTGGGATTTCTACCTAAACAACCGCAATGCCCCTGATGGCAAAGCACTGTTTCATGCTGATCATAACAACTTGTTTAGTGCTGCACTAAGCCAGGAAGAGTTAATGGTGCATTGGCGCGCCATTATGAACCAGCAAGAGCTTGATACTGGCGAGATGCTAGAAATTGAGCCAGCGTTCTTGTTGTGTTCGCTGGGTAATGTAGATGCAGCCTTTGACTTGTTCCAACGCTTGCAAAACAACGACAAGGGTTTTGCGCAGCAATTAAACCTTGAAATTCTGCGTGTGCCTGGTGCGACTGATCCAAATGATTGGGGCTTAATGACCGACCCTAGTGAGCTTGCCAACTTTGAAATGGGCTTTTTAGACGGCATGGAAAACCCTGAGATTTTCACGCAAGACATGCAAAACGTGGGCACTGTGTTCACGAACGACCAAACCACGATGAAAATCCGCCACATTTACGGTGGTCAATGTACTGACTACCGTGGTACGACTAAAGCGCTGGTTCTTTAATTCCTTGGTTCCTCTGGTGATTGGATGACACGGTTGCGCACGGATGCGCTTTATAAGGTGTTTTAACTATGTACGCAGACAGACTCCCAGCTTATGTACAAGACCAAGCAGGCATTTTAAGCGCTGATGAAATTGCCAGTGCCTATGCCGATATGCTGGCGAAGTACCAAAAAGATACGGGTAACGTTGAGATTGCTGCAGAGCATGTGGATGCCTGTTTAAAACTCGCAGCGGCAAGCTGCATTGATAAGTTGGCCACGTATTACGCCAACGATGATAACAGTACGATTTCAAGCGATAGCGTTGACCACGGCACTAAAGCCGACAGTTTCAGACGCATCGCCAACGGTTACCGCAGCCAGTATGCGGCGGCTGTCGTTAATGACAATAAAAGCAGTGCGCATGGTAAGGCTGTGCAACTGCCTAAGCGCCAGCGGTTGCGCTAATGACTGTGCGAATTACAGCAAAGGGCTTTGATGCATTGACTGAGCTTTGGCAGCACTCACCAGCAATGGTGCAAGAGCAGCTCTCGAGCGCAATGAATGAGTCGGTAGCTTACGCACAGTATCAAGTAGTTAGTAGAACCCCTTTGGGTAGCGGCGATGGTGGCCACTTAGCCGCCAGTATTAATAGTGAAGTTTTAATAAACCCAGCTGTGAGTATTGGTTATGTAGGTACTAGCAAGCTTTACGCTGAAGCCGTAGAACTTGGCACTAAACCACATATGCCACCAATTGAACCCTTAGTGAATTGGGTTGAGGCGGTGCTTAGCCTTGAAGGTGATGAAGCAGAACGAGTAGCTACATTGATTGCATTGAAAATTAATGCGCGTGGTACGACTGGCAAATTGATGTTTAAAGAAGGCCTTGAGGCCAGTGAGCCATATATACAGGCACGGTTTAACGAAGCAATGAAGTTGATGATTAATAAGTTGGGTGGCGCAAATGCTTAACCAGGTAAGAACGGCGATTTTGAATGTGCTCAATAGTGCAAATGTAGGCACCTTTTATAAAAAAGAGCGCTTTAGCAAAAACACTCAAGAGCTAAAAGCCATGTATGCCCAAGGTGACGCCATTAGTGGTGGGTATATTCGATTAAAACGCCGTAAACGCCAAAACCCGTACGCCTCTAGAACAACGGTTGCTTATACCTTTGATGTGGTTTTTTTAAAGAGCTTTGTAGATGACGAAGATAGCCAAGAGCACTTTGAAAATGCCATTGAATCTTTAGATGACGCATTTGCAGGTGATCCATTACTTAACGATTTGGTTGATGACCTGGACGAAGGCGACGACACAGGGCTGATTTTAGATGACCACTCGCCAGTTATGTTTTGTGGTGTGTTGTGTCATCAGGCGCGTATGCGTTTAACAGTGAATGTAAGTAGTTAGGAGAGCAGCATGAACGAAAAGCCAAGCCAAGGCGGCAGCTATATAAAAGACGCCAAAGGTAAGTTGAAGCTCGTGGCCAGAACACAGCCTGAGAGCACAGCTAAAAAGCAAGCGAACAAAGTTGAAGACAAAGGTGCAAGCAAATGAAATGGTCACAAACCAGCCTGTTAGCGGCAATTGAACAAACGTATGGCACGTTGCCTGGTGCAATGCTTGCCATGCTAACTAAAGATATTGAGCTACGCCCACTTGAAGGTGAGGAAGTTGAACGCGGTTTAAATACGCCTTACTTAGGCGCTGAAGAAAGCATGTTTACGAATGAATATGCGGGTATCAGTTTTAAAGTTGAACTGGTAGGCAGTGGCACATTAGGTGTTGCCCCAGCGTGGGGGCCATTAATGCGCGCTTGTGGTATGGCTGAAGTTATTGTGGCTGATACCAGTGTTGAGTACACACCAATTTCAGATGCGCCTGAATCAGTGGCTATGCACTTTCAGCTTGGTCGCAATAAACACACCTTGTTAGGTGCACAAGGCAATGTGAGCATTGAGCTTGAAAAAGGTATTCCTTATTTATCGTTCGATTTTAAAGGCCTTTATGTTGCGCCTGAAGATAACGCATTACCAACCGCCGACTTTAGTGCATGGCCTAAACCTATTCCGCTGGGCGCAGGACGCACCACTGACTTTGAATTACATGGCTTTGAAGTTGTGCCGTCGAAACTTAGCATCGATGCAGGCAACGAAGTGGAGTTTGATCCAACGCTTACTACGGAAAAAATTGAGTTTTTAGACCGCGCAATGTCTGGCTCGGTCAATATTGCTGCGCCTAATGTGGCTGATATTGACTTTTTTACTCGAGCAAAAGATTCGACAACCGGCAATCTGCAAATTAAGCACGGCCCTGCAGGTGGTCACCGCGTAACGATTAGCTGCCCTAAAGTGCAAGTGAAACAGCCTAAGTATGTTGAGCGCACTAAAAAGGCAGAGCTTGAAATGGCCCTAGCTATTTTACCGCAAACAGGCAATGACGAGTTTAGCCTGTTACTTGATTAATTCGTTTTAAAACACTTTTACACCAGGAGAAAACAATGGCTTTTTCAATTGTGACAATGCAGAACGTGCAAGTTCATCAGCCCGTTAAGTTTACCTTTGATGGCAACAGCCACGAGTTTACCGCTCAATTTAAGCTACTTGATGATGACGCAAACGAAGCACTTGCCGAAAGTGGAGACCACGAAATGATTAAGCGCGTGCTCGTTGACTGGGGTGATGACTTTGTTGATGAAAACAATAAGCCACTGCCATTTAACGATGACAATTTAGCTAAATGTTTAAAGGTGAGTTGGTGGCGAACTGCTGTGCTTGATGCCTACTTTATTGCAGTGGCTGTGGCTGGCAGAAAAAACTACTAGAGGCTGCCCGCTATTGGGTAGCCGACGAACACCCCGACACCAAACATTTACTTGAAGTTTTAACCCAGCAAAAAGCACCCAAGGAAGTCATTGACCAAGTAAAAGCGCAAAACAAAGAGAAACATTTTGATTTGTACAGCTGTAATGCTGAAGCAGTAAATGCGTTTTTAATGGTTGAAACACAATGGCAAGGAGAAGGACGCGGCCTTGATTATGGCAATGCTGAAGTCGCTTGGCGGCTAGCTGGGTTAAACATTACCCCTGATATTTTTAAAAAAATTCAGGTGTTAGAAGTAGAAGCAATAAACGCAGCACGAGAGCAGCATGAGCAGATATAACTTAAGTTTAAAAGTACTGTACGATGGCAAAGCAATTAGCCAGGGTACGCGTACGAATACAAACGATATACGCTCGTTACAACGACAAGCGCAGCAGCAAGTTGCGCAAAATCGTGCGCTTGAGTCTAGTAATAATAGTGTTGCCCGCAGTTATACCAGCCTTGCCACCGCTGTTGGTGGCTTTATGGCTCTTAATTTTGCACAGCAGCAAGTGCAAAACATTGGCCAGATCCAACTACTTAATGCCCGTTTGCAGGGGCTAACCACATCAAGCCAAGAATACGCCCAAGTGCAGAATTACTTGATAGCAACAAGTAATAAGCACAACCAAGTGTATTCAACAATGGCTGATAGCTACAGCAAGTTATTAACTCTGCGAAATAGCGGGATTGTTACCGATACTGAAAGTAAGCAATTGCTTGAAGGCATGAGTAATGTAGCTAGTAAACTGGGCGCTGATTCTACTCAATTAGGGCAATCACTTTATGGTATGGCTCAAGGTTTTAGTGCTGGCACTTTGCGTGCAGAAGAACTTAACCAAGTAACAGAGCCTTTACCTGGTTTATTGCAAAGCTTAGATAAAGCGGCGGGCCTTGTGTCTGGTGGATTTAGACAAATGGTTGTTGATGGGAAAGTTAGCAGCCAATTCTTTAAAGAAACGCTTATTAAGGCTTTTGATGATTATGAAGGCGCAGCACAAAGAATTGCAGGTACTATTCCTGCGGCTCTTAATCGAACTGAAACCGCCTATGAGCAATTAGTTAATCGTATTGAGCAGCCTGTTAGTGCAGCATTAGTGCCAACAATAGACACGGTGACAAGTGTTTTAAAAGAGCTAACAACTAATCAAGAGCTTGTTGAAGACATAACAACTGCAGCTACTGCGCTGGCTATTGTTATTGGTGGGCGTTTAGCTTCAAGCCTTGCTGCCAGTGCTGCGGGTTTTGTACAAGCAAGTATTGCTGAGGCCCGTTTATTACAAGAGACAGTAAAGCGCACTGCTGCTGATGTACTTTCAGCAAAAGAGACAGTGAAGCGAACTGCGGCTGAAGTAGCCTCAACTCAAGCTTCCCTGAGAAAAGCCCAGGTAACGGCTAAGTTAACGGGGAGTATAATAGCTCTTACAGCAGCTGAAGCTAACGCTACAAAAGCAACTCTTGCGCACTCAGCAGCTGAAAAAAATGCAATAGCTACAAAGGTTGCCCACGCAGCTGCAGCACGTAATGCCAATATAGCGCTTAGAGCTTTAAGTGGCACGATGCGTTTACTCGGTGGTCCTGCAGGTTTAGTGATGTTGGCTGCTTGGGGGATTTATGAGTTTGCGAAATCAAATGAAGAGGCCACGCCAAAGACGAAAGCCCTTGCTGATAATGTATATGACCTAAGCGCTGCATTTGACTCTTTGGGTAATAAGAAAGTAACGACTCAGATCCGTTCTAATCAAAATCAAATTAATAAATACACAGTTAAGATCCAAGAAGCGTACGAGAAAATTGCAGAGCTTAAAAAACAAGAGGAGTCTGCAAGTACAGGCCGTGCTGCATCTGCTTATAGTCGTCAGATTAGAAGCCTTGAAAGTTATATTAAAAATCAGGCTGCTTTACGTGCTGAACTTTTAAATAGTAATTCAGAGTTAGCAAACTTTGAGGCTAATTTAGGTAAGGTTAAATTTACAGCGCCGACGGAACCTAACAAAAACCCTGAGCAAAGCTCGAGTGACCTTTCTGCTTTTCAAAAAGCGAATGCCTCTTACCAGCAGCGCTTAGCCTTGCTAGGTAAAAACACTGAGCTTGAAAAACTTAATTATGAAATTGCCAGCGGTAAATACGCCAAGTTATTACCCCAGCAACAACAAGAACTGCGTAACCTTGCCAGCTTAATTGATGAAAAAAACAAACAAGCGGATATTGAAAAAGACTTTACGCAGTTAACAGAAGACCTATTGACTGAAGAAGATCGTATTCGTCAGTCTTATACTCGTCGTACAGAGATAGCTAGAAATGCTCTCGATGAGCAAGGCAAAGACTCTGCACGTTATGCTGAAATTGAGCTTCAGCTACGCCAACAAAGAGATGCAGCACTAGAAAAGCTTGAATCAGACAAGCAAGCGCGTGAAATACAGCGCCAGAATGAAGCCCGCCAACGTGAAGACCAAATTCGTCGTGATAGATATGAAACTGAAATTGCTGAGTTGCAAGGGTTTCATAGCCGTATTGAAGCTGAAGAGGCTGCGCATGAAGACCGTAAACGCGCTGTTCAACTTAGATATGCAGGTAACTATGGCCAAGTAGTCCAGCAGTTCGTTGATTTTGATCGTGCCAGTGGTAATGACCGTGTTGCCATTGGTTTAGAAATTGGTGAGAACCTAGCTGGCCAATATGCAACGCACAGTAAAAAGGCTTTTAAAGTTCAGCAAACACTGAATATTGCTAAGGCTTTAATGAGTACCTATACAGCTGCAGCTGCGGCACTTGAATTGGGGCCAATTGCTGGACCAATTGCTGCGGGTGTAATTACTGGCCTTGGTTTGGCTCAAGTTAAATCTATAAAAGATCAAAAACCACCTGGTTTCCAATATGGCGGTTACACCAATAGTAACAAGTTGATTGAGATTGGTGAGCGCAATACGCCTGAGCTTGTAGAGCTAAATGGTAAACATTATTTAGCGGGCGGTAATGGTGGCCGTGTGTTTAACCCTAGCCAAATGAAAGCGGCAGGAACACCAGGCACAGCTGCAGGCGCAACTAACGTAAATGTAGTGATAAGACTTGTTGAAGATGCAAGTCGTGCTGGCACATATGAGAAAACACGTTCAGAAAATGGCGACGAACAAATTAACTTGTTTGTTGCTGACATTCGAGGCGGTGGCCCTATGTCTGAAGTGCTAGAACGCACTTATCCAAATATGCAGCGCACGGGAACCTAAGATGATCAATTACCCAAGTTCGCTGCCTTTACCACGTTTAAAAGATGCAGCTTATAAACGACAACCAAACATTCTTCGCACAGAAATGAGCACTGGCCGAGCACGCCAGCGCCGTAAGCATTTAAGTGTACCAACTCATATGGAAGCAACTTGGCGCTTAAGAAAAGACGAAGCGACAGTGTTTGAAGGTTTTGTTGATCATGGAGTGAATTTAATTGACTGGTTTTTGATGGATATTTTAACGCCTCGAGGCGTTGTTAAGCACCAGGTGCGGTTTATGAAAGATCCACTAGAGAATTTTAAACCAATAAGCGCTTTGGTATGGCAATACCAGGCGCAGATTGAAATGAAAGAATATAAAGCAGCGAGTGAGGAAGAGGCGGCTATAAATGCGCTAGCACCGAACACGCTAGAAGAGTTTGTGAATGGTGTTGAAAGCGCCTTAAGTACATATCAGGAGAATTAGAAATGGCATCCTTTTTTAGTTTAGTTACAGAGCTTGAGACCTTACTTGGTCAATTGAATATTATTTTAGCAGGCGCAGAAGATGAAACTGTCGAAGTGAATGGTGTGACTAAAGATAGTATATCAAAGGCCATTAGAGATAAGTTTTCAGCTATTCAGGCAATGGTTCAAGGACGTTTATCTTTTGAAAATAAAGCAGCTCTTGATGCATTTGGTGCTCCAGCCAATAGCGAGTTAGCTGAAGTTTGGGATGACAGTTTAGAGCTTAACAATGGTTTGTACGGTTATAAAGGCGGCGCATGGGTAAAAAGTCCGTATGATCGTTTGACCAATGTAAGTAAAGAGCTAACACAATCTAGTTCAGCATTGGATCATATTTTTGGTTTGACTCGAAATAAAGCTGAAAATGCAATACAAGGTCAAGCTGTTAAATATGCTGATGGTACTCAATTTAGTGCATCAGGCTGGGAGTGTACAGACTACATTCCTGTAAGCAATAGCAGTTACATTGTTCGTGATGCATTAATCTTGATAGGTCAAAATACCTCAGTAGCTAGCATCGCATTTTATGATGCTAGTTATAATTATTTGGGTTATTACAACAACCAAACTACGAGTGAAGTTGTTTTGATATCTGAGCACTTCCCAAGCGCAGCATATATTCGTGCTTGTAACGTAATTGGCAATGATTTTACCTTGACCGTAGAGCAAGATATTGAGTCAAAAAATGTAAAAGGCTTGGACGATTTATTAGATACTGTGAGCAGAACAATATCTAAAAATGAAGCTGAAGCATTTGATGATACCAACAACCAAAGGAAGTATTTAAACCTTCAAGGTGAGTTAGTTACAGCGCAAAATTGGATAGTGTCTGACTTTATTGCTGTTAAAGTAGATGATGCATTTACATATTCAGGTCAGTCTTCATCAATTGTTTCATCAGTTGCTGGTTTTGATGACGGTTTGAATTTTGTGGAGGTTTTATTAACCAATACTTTAGCTGGTGAAGAACACAGCCTAAAAGTCACGAATCCAGCAATAAAGTTTGTTAGAGCAAGCGCATCATTTATACAACCTCACTCATTTAAACGAGTCACCACGTTTGTAGATAAAAACCAAATATCAGGAATATCCAACGAGCTTGAAAAAATAAACAAATACTTACTGAGTAAACCTAATCATGATTTTTCTGATGATTTAATGAATGGTTACATTTCAAAAAGTGGTGAATTTGTTGAAATTGCTAATAACTGGGGTGCTACTGACTTTATCCCTTGTTCAAATGGTGACATTTTCACTTACACAGGTGGTAGTTCATCAATTACCTTGAACATGGCTTTGTATGATGAAAATAAAGATTTCATTAAAGGGTTACCTGCTGCACAGAGTGATTATGAGAATCTTACTGTTCGTGTTGATGAACCGAATGCAGCCTATATACGCGCTTCATTTAAAGAGCCAGAAACAAGTCAAAAAGCTTTTCTTGGCACAAAAGTGTATACAAGGGAACAAGGCGAACCCGAAGATAAACTTACTTTAAAATATATAGCTCCTAGCGAGGTATTTGCACTAAAAGGTGAGCCTATTTATTTAAATGCCCGTGGTATTTTGGCTGATAGAACGGTACCACTTGCGTGGAATTTTTCACAATCAAGCGAAGAAGTAGCAAAAATAAACCCAGCTACAACGGATGATATCAACATTAAGTTAAAAGCAAGAAATCATAATGGCAATCAAGCATTTGTTGCTGATATCACTGTTAAAGTTTCGGATGTTCCTGTTTCACCTAGTAACCCTGAAAACTTTATTTGTTTAGGTGATAGTTTAACAGAGGGATTCTCTAACTCTGGTATTCAAGGAGCTTATTCAAATGAACTTTCTCGAAGACTAACAGGCATAGGTAAAGAGCTTCTTTCTGGCGCACAATCACCAGCTCCATTGGCTTTAAGCAATATTTATTTTAGAGGTACCAGAGGTGATCAGGCGGTTAAACATGAGGGTCGAGGAGGCTGGAGACCTTCTGATTATTTGAATAATGCAAGTGTAAACGGCGTCACAAACGCTTTTTGGAATCCATCAACCTCTGAGTTTGATATTGACTATTACCTACAAAGCAATAACTTTGATTGGCCATCAATAGATGACGGCGTTATCAGCGACGGTTCAAATCTGACTATGATCATCTTATTAGGCTGGAATGATGTATACAAAACGACAGCCGAGTCTTCATGGGCGAATACTCAACAACTCATAAATAAAGTTAAAGAGAAAAAGCCTCAAACTCGATTTATAATTGTTGGCTTGAATCCCGCACCAAAATTAAATCACAAGTCATTTTCGGGAGAACGGTGGGTATCCGAATTGGACGTTTTTGAGAGTGCAGTTTACGAGTTCGGAAAAGCTTACAAAGCTGGCTGCGAAGAGCTTGATAATTGTGAATTTTTACAGCTTTCTGCTGTATTTAATCCTGAATTTGCTTATAACCGCTCAAATGTGTCTATTGGTATTCGAACAAGTGAAGTCGTTTCAGCAGTAACCGATCATGTTCACCCTAATGAGCAAGGTTACGCTCAACTAGCGGATGCATTGTTTTATAATATCATTTATCGGTATTGTCAGTAATGAGCGAAGTACTCCAAAGGCTTTACGCCAGCGCCTCAAATGACGTTGCTATTCATACTTTACAGTTGGAAGCACCTTCATTTGGGGTGAGACGTATTTGCAGTGAATTTGAAAATGTCACTGCAGGTATAGAAGGCGGTGAAATGGTCCTGTATGAAGCGTGTGCTCTAGGGATTTCTTTACCCGAACGTTCGGTCAAAGGCCGTCAAGACCTACAGTTTCAATTAGACAATATCACGGGTGAATCCTTGCAGGTTGTTGAGACTGCATTTGAAGCGGGTGAAAAAATAAAGGTTACTTACCGTGTTTATGCGGCTAGTTATTTAGACGAACCAGACGAACGACCTCTTGAGATGACAGCTGTTAGCGTTAAAGCTAATGCGTTAAGAGTTAATGTTGTTGCATCATTCAATGACTTAGTAAATGCAGCATGGCCAACAGACCGGTACACACCAGATTTTGCCCCAGGTTTAAAGTACTTTAGTTAATTATGAACCATCTTAATGATTATAAAACTGTCCCATATGTTGAAGGTGGCAGAACGATGAAGGGGTTAGATTGTTGGGGTTTAACACGTCTAGTTCTTCATCATATATATAACCTCCCGCTTTTTACATCTTTTGGCCATGTTCGTTCCGAGCATAAAGCAGAATTCACAGGTGCATATTCATTGTTAGCTGAAGAATTTGAGCTATGCGCTGTAAAGCCAGGTGCGGTGATATGCGGTTTTACAGGGTGCAACCTCGTGCATATGGGAGTGTGTGTTGACGTTGATGGCGAAATTCATGTTCTACATACATGTAAAAAACATGGAGCGTCGTTTGTTAGAGTGAGTGTTTTTAAAAGGCTTTTTAGTGAGGTTAAAGTGTATGAATACGCAGGTTGATATAAATGTATATCCTAACAAGCTAGACCTTTCACTATTTGAGCCTTGCAAAGGTAATGCAGGCGAAACATTGCACCAATGGCTTGTTTCAAACGTGCCTGATTATGTTGAGTCAGATACTCCACTTTTCAGTGCTTTTATTAATAGTAGAGAAGTTAAGCCCAATGAATTTAAGGCCACAACTTTTAATCCGGGTGATGACGTAAAACTAATTGTTGAAGGTAAAGGCGCTGAAGCTATCGCATATGCAATTATTGCTGTTATTGCCGTTGGTGTAGCAATTTACGCGACTAACCAAATTCCTGATAATTACAACAGCACTACGCCAGATGGCAGCTCTATTTATGATGTTAATACTCAGGGAAACAAACCAAAGCTTATGGGGGTTATTCCTGAAAACGCAGGCCATCATAAGGTGTTTCCGGATTACTTAACTATGCCCCGCAAAGAATACATTAATAATGAACAATGGCTTTATTTGATGTTGTGCGTAGGTAAAGGTAGTTACGAAATATTAGAAGAGAATATTTTAATAGCTAACACACCTATTAACCGATATTTGGGTGATATTGATTGCCAAGTCTTTGGACCAGGCGAAGATGTCTCAGGACATGAAGCTCATAGAAATGTTTATACATCAAGTGAAGTTGGCTCAACCTCGGGCAGTTCGGGTATTGAACTAAAAGGACGAGTAACAAGTACTGGTGGTGATAATAGCTCTTATGTTTATTCATTTGATGGAGAAGCATTAATAGTACATTTAGTAGAGTATGAGCCTGAACTGGGAAGGAATACGCGTTTTAAAACTGTACCACCTTTCACTGTAGGCGAAGTGCTTTCAATATCAGGTACTCTTAATGGACAGAATGACGGCTATTATGAGCTTTTAGATAAAGATGCGAATGGTAGTGCAGTTAATAAGGTTGATGGCCAATATCAAGACGATCCTGCCTGGACTGGTTTTGTATCTGAAAATGAATCAGGCGCGACAGTTGAAGTTGAAGATGGCGGAGGTGATGGGCAGTTTAACGGGCCTTATTTTGCGTGCCCAGATGGCGAATTGACCAACAAGTTATGGCTTGATTTCTTATTTCCGCAAGGTCTAGGTGAATTAGATGATGACGGTAACTTTTTAGTTCGTACAGTTACTGTACGTATAGAATATAGAAATGCTGGTGATGATGAGTGGACACCAATAGATGATGAAGTGTTTACTAATTCTACGAATGATCAGTTGGGTTTTACTGTTCCAATAGACTTACCACTATATATAAGACCTGAAGTTAGGGTAAAGCGTGTGACTGCTGCGACAGATGATACACGTATATATGATGATATTTATTGGACTGGCTTAAAAGCTGAATTAACTAGCGCTACTAGTTATCCAGGGGCAACAACGATTGCAGTAAAAATTCGTGGTACAAATGCGTTAGCTGGTTCTGCAGAAAACAAGTTTAATGTGATACCAACACGAATTTTGCCTGTCTATGAAAATGGTGTGTGGAGTGAGCCAAGGCCAACGACTGATATTGCTCCTTTCTTCGCGCACGTGATTCAAAGCGCCGGACATAGCCAAGATAAAATAGGTTTAGATGAATTAGAGGCACTTCATACTATTTGGCATAACCGTGGTGATGAATTTAATGCCGTGTTCGATACAGGCAGTACATTATTTGCGGTTCTAAAAAGAGTTTTAGCGCCAGGCTTTGCAAAACCTGTATTAGATTACGGTAAGATTTTACCTGTTCGTGACCAACCACGTACTATACACAAACATATGTATCAGCCTGATAACTATATCGGACTATTAGAAAGAGATATAAAACTAATCGATGATGATGAGCATGATGGTATTGAAGTCGAATACTTCAGCCCCGTCACTTGGAAGTCTGAAACAGTGCTTTGCTTGTTACCAGGTGACTTAGGTATCAATCCCGATAAGATCCGCGCGTTTGGAATTACAAACAGAGATAAAGCATATCAATATGGTATGCGTGAACGTCGTACTCGCCGATACCGTCGAACTACTTTTAACTTCACAACTGAAATGGATGCACTTAATTCGAGTTATCTTGATTACTGTGCACTAGCTGATGACATACCAGGCTACGAACAGTCAGGAGTTGTTGAGTACATAATTGGTAACTCAGTATATGTAAATACAGAACTAAAGTGGCAAAGCGGTCAGTCACATATATTGGCTCTTAGAAAACCAGACGGTACATTATCAGGTCCTTATACAGCATCAATAGGTTCAACAAGCAATGAAGTTGTTATAAATGAAGTGCTAGACTTTGAGCCTGTCTTCGATGGTTCAATAGAGCCACCTTTATTTATGTTTGGCATTACTAGTCGATGGTGTAACAACGTTCTTATATCAGATATTAAACCTTCATCAACAGATAGAGTAAAAGTGACAGCTGAGCGTTACGATGAAAGGGTTTATCTAGACGATGATAGTTTAGCGCCTACTTAACATAATAAGTTATACATTATAAAGAGCAGCTTTTATTAGCTGCTTTTTTCTTTGGAATACTGAAAGAGCCTTCAAAATAGTGAAATGCTGAGTTTTCGCATTTTTCGCGATTTTCTACCGCGAGTTTTCGCGGCTTGCATCAT